AGGGGCGATTGAGTAGCCGCGACGTGTATGGCGGTTACTATGTCAAGAGCACTGCCCTGGTCTTGCGGCATGAAAGTCGTTAAGGTCTACGGCGCACTTCGCAAGCGACTCGGACAGTGCCGTTTCGAGTTTGAAGTGGACACGCCCGCGCAGGCGATCAAGGCACTGTGCGTGAACTTTCCCGGTTTGGACAAGTGGCTGATCGACTCTGAGCAGACCGGAATGGGCTTCCGCGTCACGGTCGGCAAGGAGCGCATCACACAAGAGGATGCCAGCGTGGCTGTACTGCCCTGGTCCGAGCGAGATGTGTTCAGCATTGCGCCTGTGGTGGCTGGTGCTGGGCAGGGTTTCGGGCAAGTGCTGGCTGGGATTGGCCTGGTCGCGTTGGCGATTGTTGCCGGTCCCGCCGGTGCTGGTTTCCTTGGTCTTGGGGCTGGCTTTATCTCAGGCGCTACAGCAAGTGCAGTCTCAGTCGCCCTTGGCGGCATCGGTGCCAGCTTGATCCTCGGCGGCGTCGCGCAGATGCTGTCCCCTCAGCCCGACATCTCAGCACTGCAACGCGGCAAGGAAGCTGCCCGGCTGGAATCCTTCAGCTTCAGCGGCATCGTCAACACGAGCCAGCAGGGGATGCCGGTGCCGATCGTCTATGGCCGCGCTTTCGTTGGCTCGGCTGTCCTGTCTAGCGGCCTTGACGTGGCGCAACTGAAATGATCGAAGACCTGCTGTTGGTTCAAGGTGCTGGAGGTGGTGGCGGCGGTGGTGGTGGCGGCAAGGGTGGCGGCGGCGGTGGCGGCACAACCCACGTCCCATCAGAGGCTGACGACAGCCTGCAATCAGTCCAATTTGCCAGCGTCCTTGACTTGATCAGCGAGGGCGAGATTCAAGGCATCGAGGATGGGGTGCAGGGCATCTACCTGGATGGGACGCCCGTTCAAAGCAGCAGCGGGATTGACAACTTCACCGGGTACAGCGTCGTCACCCGCACCGGCACGCAGGCGCAGAGCTACATCCCCGACACCAACGGCACTGAATCCGAGAAAGCCGTCAACGTTGAGATCACGGCTGCTGCATCCGTCACCCGGCAGATCACCGATTCGGATGTGGACCGTGCCCGCATCACGGTGCAGGTGCCAGCGCTGCAGATCATCGAAGACGACGGCGACATCATCGGCCATGAAGTCAGCATCCGCTGCAGGGTGCAGTACAACGGCGGCGGCTACACGACCGTCTTTGAGGACACGATCAGCGGCAAGACCACCAACGCCTACCAGCGCGATTACATCATCAGCCTGAGCGGTGCGTTCCCGGTTGACATCCGGTTGGAGCGTATCAGCGCTGATGAATCCAGCGCTCGCCGACAAAACCGCACCTTCTGGTTCAGCTACACAGAAATTATTGACGAAAAATTAAAATACCCAAATAGCGCATTAGCCTTCCTGCGTTTTGACAGCCGCCAGTTCAAGGGCATCCCAGCCCGCAAATATCTGGTGCGTGGCATCAAGGTGCAACTGCCCAGCAATGCCACAGTTGACACGACCACCTATCTCGGCCGCGTCACCTACAGCGGTGTCTGGGATGGCACCTTCGGCGCTGCTACCTGGACTAACGACCCAGCGTGGTGCCTGTGGGATCTGCTGACCAACACCCGCTACGGCGCCAGCATCCCAACCAGCAGCCTGGATCGGTATGACTTCTACGCGATCAGCCAATACTGCAACACGCTGGTCAGCAATGGACGCGGCGGCTTAGAGCCCCGGTTCAGTTGCAACATGCTGATCAACAGCAGGGACGAGGTTTACAACGTCATCCAAGAGTTCGTTGCGCTGTTCCGTGGCATTGCCTACTACGGTGCCGGCGCCATGGTGGTGCTCCAGGACAAGCCCAGCGATCCGCAGTATCTGCTGACCCCGGCCAACGTGGTCGATGGGCTGTTCAACTACAGCGGCTCATCGCAGAAAGCGCGGCATACCACGGCAACGGTCGCTTATCAGGAGTACGACAACCTCGGCGAAGTGTCCTACGAGTACGTTGAGGATGCTTCAGCCGTTGCCAAGTACGGCATCATCAACAAGGACATCAAGGCAGTCGGCTGCTACTCGCAAGGGCAGGCGCACCGTGCTGGCAAGTGGGCGCTGCTGTCAGAGCAGAATCTGACCGAGACCGTCACCTTCTCAGTGTCGATCGATTCGGGCATCGTGCTACGCCCTGGCATGGTGATCGACGTGGCCGATCCGGTCAAGGCTGGCAGCAGGCGCGGCGGCCGCATCAAGACGGCAACAACCACAACCGTCACCTTGGACGACGCCACCGGCATCACGCTGGGCACCTCACCCACGATCAGCGTGCTGATGCCCACTGGCCTGGTCGAGACCCGCAGTGTCAGCACCCTGTCGAGCGGTGTGATCACGGTCACAAGCGCTTTCAGCGAAGCGCCCAACGCCCAGAGCATCTGGGTCATGGAGAACACCAGCCTGCAGACGCAGCAGTTTCGCGTCGTCAGTGTGGCTGAGGCCGAGGATGGCATCTATGGCGTCACAGCGCTGGCCTACAACAGCAGCATCTACGCCGCGATCGAGTCGGACATCAAGCTGCAGACGCGGGACATCTCCAACCTGTCCGCCCTGCCGCAGTCGCCCACCGGCCTGACCGGCACTGAGCACCTTTACACCGACGGTCAGAACGTCCGCACCGCATTTGAGCTGAGCTGGGTGCCGCCTGCTGAATATGTGCAGTCCTACCGGGTGATCTACCGGCTCGGCAATAACAACTTCTCGCAGATCGACACCAACAGCCCCAGCACCCGCATCAACGGCCTTGACGAGGGCAGGCTTGAAGTTCGGGTGCAATCGATCAACAGCCTCGGCGGCGTCAGCAACCCAGCCACTGCGACCTTCAACCTTGTCGGCAAGACCGCACCGCCGGGCAACGTCCAGAACCTGACCATTGAACCGATCAGCGCCAATAGCGCCCGGCTGCGCTGGGATGCCACGGTCGACCTTGACGTGCGCGTTGCTGGCCGCGTCCATATCCGACACTCCAACCTGACCAACGGAACAGCCACCTGGAGTAACAGCGTTGATCTGATCCCTGCAGTCGCCGGCTACAACACCGAGGCGATCGTCCCGTTGGTCGAAGGCGAGATCCTGGTCAAGTTCGCAGATGACGGCGGCCGCCAAAGCCCGACCGAGGCAAGCGTGATCGTTGACTTCCCAGATGCGCTCGGCAACCTACTGGTCCAAACCCGCCGCGAGGATCAGGACTCCCCGCCATTCCAAGGCAGCAAGACCGATGTCTTCTACAGCGCGGACTTCGATGCACTGGTGCTCGATGGCGATGTGCTGTTCGACAGCATCCCAGACTTCGATTCAGTCGCAACGCTGGACTTCCTGGGTGCCATCAAAGCGCTTGGCACTTACGAGTTCCTCAACACCCTCGACCTGGGTGCCAGCTTTGCCCTTGACCTGAAGCGCTATTTCGTCACCCGTGGCTTCTTCCCCAGTGATCTGGTGGACAGCCGCACAGCAGAGGTTGACGACTGGGCGGAATGGGACGGGGGCACCATCGATCAGGTCAACTCGAAGCTGTACCTGCGTCGCACAGCCGACAACCCCAGCGGCTCGCCCACATGGTCAGCCTGGCAGGAGTTTGTCAACGGCACCTTCCTGGGGCGCGGCTTCCAGTTCAAGGCAGAGCTGATCAGCAGTAACCCTGGGCAGAACATCCTGATCGACGAGTTGGGCTATTCGGCCACCTTCCAGCGCAGGACTGAACAGTCGGTCGCAGCGGTCAGCAGCGGCGCCGGCACGAAGTCGATCACGTTCGACAAACCGTTCTTCACCGGCACCACTGGCTTGGGCGGCACAAACGCCTACCTGCCCAGCATCGGCATCGTGGCGCAAAACCTGGCAACAGGCGATTACTTCAACGTGACCAACGTCACCAGCAGCGGCTTTGACGTGACCTTCAGAAACAGCTCTGGCACTGCAGTGAGCAGGAACTTCCTATGGACTGCGGTGGGATTTGGCAAGGGCGCTTAAAGTAGGAGCAAAATGGCCTTGTTATGGCTCAGCACGACTACAACATTGCCAACGGCACAGGCGCCGCCGTTCGCTCTGACCTGAACAACGCGCTGTCGGCCATCGTCACCAACAACAGTGGCGCGACTGAGCCGGCAACGATGTACGCCTACCAATGGTGGGCAGACACGACCACTGGTCTGCTGAAGATCCGCAATGCCGCGAACAACGGCTGGGTCACGGTCGGCACCTTGGCCAGCGCTAACCTCGGCCTGCTGGCATCGGCTGGAACCCTCACCGCTGCACTGGGCAGCGCCAGCACCCCCGGCATCACGTTCACTGGCGACACCAATACCGGCATCTACAGCCCTGGCGCGGATCAGGTGGCGATCGCCACGGGCGGCACGGTACGGCTCAGCCTGAGCACCAGTGCAATCAGCTCGGCGCTTCCGATTGATTATCCACTTGGCGCTGTTGGCACGCCGTCGATCACATTTACTGGCGACCTCAACACCGGCCTTTGGAGTCCTGCAGCAGACACTGTTGCACTGTCCACTGGTGGCACTGAGCGAGTTCGCGTCACCTCGACTGGAGCGGTAGGGATTGGCACTACGACGGTTAGCAGGCCGCTTGTTGTATTTAATGACAGTGTTGCGGCGCTTGCGTTGCAAAATACATCTGCAGGGACATCAGCCTCTGACGGGTTTCAAATGCAACTTGTTGGATCCAACGGTTACATTTGGAACTACGAAAATGGGGCAAGCATTTTTGCAACTAATGATACTGAGCGCGTCCGCATCGACAGCTCGGGACGCCTGTTAGTTGGCACGTCTACTGCTACCAGCACCGCCAACACTGCAGGCAATCAAAATATACAAGTTCAAGGGACCTCAAATTATGCAGCTATTTCAGTAATTGCGAATGTTGCTAGCGGCTCTGGTGGCTATCTTACGCTTGCAAAATCAAGATCAACCACTCCAGGTGGGTTTACTGTTGTCAATTCAGGCGATGAAC